AATGGATATGGAAATGCGCTTGTTGATAGTAATATTTTTTATTATGCACCAACAACAAACACACTAACTGTAAATATTGCAGGTAATGTAAGTGGTAGTGTAAGTGGTAGTATTACAGGCTCATTTAATGGAATTGCTACCGGATCTTTTACTGGTTCATTTACAGGAAATGGCAGTGGATTAACAGGCGTAACAGCAGAATGGGATGGAACTCATAATGGTAATGCTCAAATTACAGGAAGTTTATCCCAAGGATTTAAAAACATCACCTCAGGTTTGTATTCACATGCTGAAGGTTCAAGCTCATTAGCATTAGGAACAGGTTCACATGCAGAAGGATTTAATGTAACTGCATCAGGTAATTATTCACATGCAGAAGGATTTAAAACAACTACTATAGGATTATATGCTCATGCTGAAGGTGATTCTACAACAGCAGTAGGTGATTATTCACATGCTGAAGGACAAAACACACAAGCACTTTCGTTCTACTCACACACTGAAGGTACTAGTAATATTGCATCTGACATAGGTGCTCATGCTGAAGGTGATAGTAACGTAGCATCTGGTCGTGCATCCCATGCTGAGGGACAATTTGTCTCATCCTCAGGCCAATATTCACATGCTGAAGGATCTTATACTACATCAAAAGGTAATTATTCACACACTGAAGGTTATCTTACATTAACTGTTGACCCATATTCACATGCAGAAGGAGTTTTAACTATAGCCTCAGGCTCATTTTCCCATGCTGAAGGATCAGGAAGTATAGCCTCAGGCTCATTTTCCCATGCTGAAGGAAGAGGAAGCATTGCATTTGGAAGTGGATCTCATGCTGAAGGATCAACTACACGGGCTGTTGGTCAATATTCCCATGCTGAAGGTGTTCAAACAACTTCTATTGGAAGTTGGTCTCATACTGAAGGTGTTGGTACAACTGCGGTTGGTGGTACATCTCATGCTGAAGGATTTACTACTACAACACTTGCAGTATATGCTCACTCTGAAGGTGTAACTACAGTTGCTCTAGGACAAGGTTCTCACACTGAAGGAACTCAAACCAGAGCCTCAGGTGATTATTCACATGCTGAAGGACAACAAACAACCGCAGTAGGATTTTCATCTCATGCTGAAGGCTCAGGATCAAAAACATTAGGAACTGGATCTCATGCTGGGGGATTTTGTTCTACAGCTTCCGGTGATTACTCATTCACACATGGTAATAATGTAATTTCTACAGGATCACACCAAACTGTAATTGGATCATGGAACGTTGGTACAGATATTACAAGTTTCTTTGTTGTAGGTAGTGGTACAAGTAATACTCAAAGAATGGATGCATTTAGAGTATCTAATAGTTCATCTATTATAGTAGCTACTCAAAGTGCTGCTCCAACATGGACTGGTAGAGAAGGAGAAATGGTTCCTGCCGTTAACAGTGGAAATTATTTTATTTATACTTACATTGGAGGAGCTTGGAGATCTGCATCTTTAGCATAATATTTATAATAAAAAAACAAATTTATGGAAAAAAAAGTTTTAACACCTGAAGAAATTCAAAATATTTTACAATTACAAAAAGTTCAAGCTAAATTAGTTGAAGATTTTGGTTTAGTAGAATACCAAATTCAATCATTAACTCAACAAAAACAAGAGTTAATAAATGGATTAAATTCATATAAACAACAAGAAATTCAATTAGGAAAAGTACTTCAAGAAAAATATGGTGATGGAACTATTGATTTAGAAAAAGGAGAATTTATTAGTTCTACTTAATCTTTACAAAACCTCTTGATATTTATAATAAATTTAAAACACATTTTATAACATGGCAGAAACCTTAATATCCCCAGGAGTATTAGCAAGAGAAAACGATGCATCATTTATTTCTCGTCAGCCTATTGCAGCTGGAGCCGCAATTATCGGTCCTACAGTTAAAGGTCCAGTAAATAGACCAACACTAATTTCATCATACAATGATTATCAAAATAAATTTGGTACCGTTTTAATTAGTGGTAGTGATACTTATACTTATTTTACATCTATTGCCGCTTACAATTATTTTAATAATGGTGGACAAACATTATTAGTAACTCGTGTAGTTAATGGTAATTACTCACCAGCAAGTAGCTCAGGAATTCTAAATAATGTATCTTCAACTCCAGGAGCATTTGCTACAGGTAGTTTAAATATAGAAACTCCTTTAACTACGGGTGTAGGTGAAGTAAGAGTAACTGGAAGTTTTGGTTTGTATAGATTTATTGCAACAACTACTGCTGGAACTCCTGCTGATGATGTTGATGGTAATTTATATTATTTCGCTACTCAACCAACTCTTGCAGCAACTGCTACTAGTTTAGCTTCAGTAATGGATACTGCTCTTACTGGGTATTTTAATGTAATCTCAGGATCAGGAGGATTAATTTTCTCTTCATCAGTTTCTGCATCAACATATAATGGAGTAATTATTTCTACTGGATCTGGAGCTACATTCTCTAATGTATTAACTATTGGAGGAGGTAGTGATGGAGTTGGATCTATTCCATTTGTATTAGAAACCCTTTCTGAAGGTATTATTATGAACAGTGTAGGCCCTGAAGATGCATATGGTGCATTAGCTAGCGGATCTGCAGATAATATCAGATGGCAAATTGTAAACTCAGATACAGATACTGGAACATTTGATTTGTTAATTAGAAGAGGTGATGATATTGCTAATGACCAAGTTGTATTAGAAACTTGGACCGGTTTAACATTAGACCCAACTCAAGATAACTTCATAGCAAAAGTATTAGGTGATCAGGTTGAATCATACAACCCAACAACCAACCAAATGGAATTAACTGGTTTCTATGCTAACGCTTCTCAGTTTGTTAGAGTAAAACAAGTTAACTATTTAACTCCAAATTATTTTGATAATACTGGAGCTCCAAAAGTTCAATACCAAACATACCTTCCAACTAATGCTAGTGGTGCATTTGGTGGAGCTATAGGAACTATAATGGCAGGTGCTAATTTCTATAATGAAATTAACAGTTCAAATACTCAAGGATTAATAGCATCTGATTATGATGATATGATTGATTTATTATCTAATCAAGATGATTATGTGTTTAACGTAATGTTAACTCCTGGTTTAGTAAATGCATTACATACTTCTCAAATTACTACTATTATTACAAATACTCAACAAAGAGGTGATAATATTTACGTAGTAGACATGGTACCATATGGTTCAAATGTTAATGCTGTTACAGCACAAGCTTCAAGTAGAAACACTTCATATGCTGCAACATACTGGCCTTGGACATTAGTATTCGACCCAGATACTGGAGATATGGTTTGGGTACCTGCTTCAACAGTAATTGGTGGAGTATATGCTTATACTGATAATGTAGCTGAGCCTTGGTTTGCCCCAGCAGGTATTAATCGTGGTGGATTAAGTCAAGTAATTAGAGCTGAACAAAAACTTCCACAATCATACCGTGATGCTTTATATAATGGTAAAGTTAACCCAATCGCTACCTTCCCATCAACTGGTGTTGTAGTATACGGTCAGAAAACATTACAAACTAGAGCAAGTGCTTTAGATCGTGTAAATGTTCGTCGTTTATTGATTGCTCTTAAATCATATATTTCTCAAGTTGCTCAAAACTTAGTATTTGAACAAAATACTATAGCAACAAGAAATAACTTCTTAGCAATTGTAAACCCATACTTAGAAAGTGTTCAACAACGTCAAGGATTGTATGCATTTAAAGTAATAATGGATGATACAAATAATACAGCAGATGTGATAGATAGAAATCAATTAGTAGGTAACTTCTATTTACAACCAACCAAAACTGCTGAATTCATTTATTTGAACTTCAATATTACACCAACTGGAGCTACCTTCCCAGCATAAGAAGTTAGAAAAATAAATATGTATAATAAATAAAAATACAAACAGAACATGGCAATTATAGATGCAAACGAAATATTTTTCACAGCGTTTGAACCCAAACAACAGAACCGATTTATCCTTTATGTAGACGGTTTTCCAAGTTATATAATCAAAGGAGTATCTGCTGTTGAGTATACCGCTGACGAAATTGTTTTAAACCATATAAACATTTATCGTAAAATTAAAGGTAAATCTAAATGGGGAGACTTAACATTAACATTATTTGACCCAATTTCACCATCAGGTGCTCAAGCAGTAATGGAATGGGTACGTCTACACCATGAATCAGTAACAGGACGTGATGGTTACTCAGATTTCTATAAAAAGGATTTAACTATTGATATTTTAGGTCCTGTAGGCGATATTGTAAGTGAATGGATTATTAAGGGAGCATTTATTAAAACTGCAAACTTTGGTGAATACAATTATGATAATGAATCTGCAGCTCAAAACCTTACAATGACTGTAGGTATGGATTATTGTGTATTGAATTACTAATAATAAAATACTTTTAA